TGGCGAGGGCAACGAGGAACTCAAGACCAACATGGCCCTGATGACAGACGAGCTTGAAGAGTTGCGAGGCATTATTGACAGGATGGGCGACGACTCCACAGGAGATTCAGTCACCATCAAGCAACTGCGAGAGCAGGTTGGCGAGCTCAAGTCAGACGGTGCCATCCTTGCGGAGCGTATTGATGAGATGAAGGCCACCGCATTTGCGGATGCCAACACCATCAAGCACCTGCGTGATCGTAGACGTGCGGATGCCAACACCATCACGCAACTTCAGAGTGAAGTCGATGAGCTTGAGAAAGCGTATAAGAACGAGTGCCACGAGACGGGCGTGTACAAGAAGGCGTGGCGTGAGCAACGTGAGATTGTAGCCCTGCGTGACGACCAGATTGCCATGCTTGAGCGACGACTTGCCAAGCAGACAGGAGAGAAGGCCTACCCGTTCAAGGAGGGCGACATCTACTACGTCTTCAACGGCCTCGACGGCACATGGATTGAGTCGGTGTGGGATGACGAGTCAGAACGCATCCACGACAGCCCGAACATCCCAAGCCGCCCACACAGGGTGTACTTTACGGTCGATCAGAAGCACGTACTCGACCAATTCAAACCCGAAGATGTCAATGAATGACCTGACATTTCAAACAAACTCGTAAGGCAATAACCTTACACAACACAACGTAAACTACTTAAAATCAATACAATGGAACTTAATTCAGCACAAAGAGAGCTCGCACGCCTCAAGGACAGCCTCATCAAAAGCCACGAACGCGGAATGCGCATTCTCGAAAAGACGATGGGCCGCGTAGGACACCACAACATGGTTCACACAAAGCACCTTGATAGAGCCATCATCAATCTTGAGAAAGAGAACGAACAACTTCGCGAAACCATTGACAAGCTCACTGATGAAATGCAACTCATCAAGAATCTCAACACGCCCAAAATCAAAAGTCGGTACAGGTACACTAGGGAAGAAATCGTAGAGGCACTTATTCAGGCAGAGGGTGTACGAGAGAGAGCTGCAGAAAACCTTGGGATCAACAAGTTCTCCCTGTATCGCTACATCCGAGTGATGGATATCAACGTCCCCACAAAGCGCCGCAAGAAAATCATCAACGGAGTGACCACATACGTCAAGGTAAAATCATGAGACGCAGAACAAAAAGAATCAAGAAGCGGTTCCGAGTGCGCTTTCACTTGGGCAAGGGTGCAAACTACATGCACTGGCAGGTAACCGACCGAGGCATCATGTCAGACTCTGGCGATGCTCGTGAGTACTACAGCCCCGACAAGGTTGAGATTGTGATGCATGGTGCCAAGCTCGGTAACCAAGTGTCCACCGCTCTCAAAATCTTCGAGGGCGAGAACAAGACTGTGTGTGCTTGGGTTGAGTGCGACGCTGTTGACATCAACTACAAGGCCTCCAAGGTGTTCGAAGAGGCTGACGTCACGAACCTTGAGCGCATCATGTACAACCCACGTAAGAACCCGCATTGGTTCACCGAAGATGACCACAACATCGACGACAAAGAATTCAGAAAACTCACAACGAAACAAAACAAAATCTATGGCTAATTCACTCTTCTCCCTCCACGCTTACCTCAAGGAAGGCATCTGGATGTTCGACGACGAATCACGCAACATCAAGGAAGAGCCATTCGTGGCAGGTGCAGACATCATGTTCGACATCATGAGCGGACGTGAGGCCGATCCCACGATCGAGTCCTGCAGCATTGTGTTCGGTGCCACACCAATCCCAGATCATGACATTCACGTGACACTCTTCGACGAGGATGGTCACGATGGACACTTCTACTTGGTCGAGAAATTTAAGCAGTTCCCCGACATGAAGGGGTTCACCTTCTGGCTGTGCCCCGCACTGCTTCAGTTCTTTGAGATTGCACCTACAGACATCTTCGTATCCCTCAAGTAATGCCCAAGCCTCCCAAGAAGCTCGGACTACCTCAGGGTAGGGCCGACCTCAACCACCCCAAGAACCAGCACTCTCCACGAGCCCGTCGCCGCAAGATGCAACGGTTCCTTGACAAGAACTTCCCAATCAAAGATTCAGAAAACAATGAGTGATTACACAGGCCTCCTCCTGTCTGCCATGGAGTTCCCGCTAGACGAGGACCACCACGCAGACGTAGCCAAGAAGATGGTCATCAGCGACATAGAAAATATGGGCGACGAGGACTTTCTAACTCAGAAGTCTTCGGATATTTGCGCCTCTTTTATGAAGGTGTGCGTGGACTCATCCTACGAACAGCTCAACGAGATCAAGTCCATCATGGAGGCTGAGACAGAGCTAGACGATATGGGAGTCGGTGATGATCAGACACGTGTGGATCTCTGGGCTGTTACCCGAGCCGTGCACAACAACTACTCTATGGGCATGTCCGTCCTTTCCCACTACATGCAAATCTTCGAACATCTAAAATCCAAGTACTATGAATGAATTTCTTGAAGAGGTACGAGCCGAGTACGAAAAGCGGCAGGAGTACAAGATCAACCCATCCCGCCTTCGGGAGAACGTAGAGCACAAGGCTGCCATCTCCAATGCGGTGCGACCCTTCTCCACGTTCAAGGAGATTGGCAAGCTGTTCGACATGAACCACTCATCGATCGTGCACTACAGCCGTGAGCACCTTGGCCTCATGCAGTGGTCACCAGCATACCGATTCAACTACGGTATTGCAATGGCCTGTGTGAAGAAAGTGTCAACGGACATGGACGTCATCCCCCTCGACAACAGGTACATGGATGGCCACAAGCAGCTGAAACAGCTGGACAGTATTCTGGAATGGGTGACAGACATGCGGGAACAAGTGATCGAAAAACTTGACGGAAAGTACAATGATCACTACATTTGCAATGTCGAAGACGAATCACCTCAAAACGTTGAGGGCAAACAAGACAACTAATTCAATTCAATATGAACAACTACAAGTTCAAGACCACGAACATCCGTGGCAAGCAGTACGTTGAAGTCAACGAACGCATCAAGTTCTTCCGTCAGGAGGAGCAGTACAAGAACTGGGGCATCCTCACAGACTTCCCCCTCATCGACTCTGATCAGTGCATGTGTGTGTGCTCTATCGTAACCCCCGAGGGTAACGTCGTATCCCAAGGCACAGCACACGAGGTGCGTAGTGCATCCAACATCAACAAGACCAGCTATGTCGAAAACTGTGAGACCTCCGCAATCGGACGAGCTCTTGCCATGCTCGGAATCGGTATCGACACTTCAATTGCGTCAGCTAATGAGGTTGAAGATGCAATCGCGCAGCAGCAGGCCATGGTCGACAACCCTCACGTCCAGAAGCTTAGCAAAGCTCTCGATGCGCCAGTCGAGAACATCATGGACAAAGCGGTGAACTACATCAAGGGTCAGGCTGACAAGCAGAAGGCCTTCGATTCTATCATGAAGAAGTACAGCTCTCAGCTTACTGAGAAGCAGGTTACGGGACTCAAGAAGTTCGTGCGATGAGCAGCTGTTCTGTGAACAAGAACGGCATCTTCATAAGTATGGAAAATCGTGGTAAGGACAAGAAGCTTGTCCCTTGGGCTCTCATAAAGCGCGACGTGATCTATCCATCTGTGAGGCACTGCGTGTGCGAGGAGCACGGAATTGACACCTACCTCGTAGATAAGTCGATAGCAGGCAACCGAATCCGTCGGTTGTTTGCTAGCGAACGTGAAGCACTCAAGGCTCTGGACATGTTCCTCATCTCAAATGGGAAGGAACCCCGACACGTACTTAAGAGAGCATAATTAGACATGACTGAGTTAGTTCAGTGCAGCAGATGTTTAGCCATGCAGCAGGCAGACATCAGCGAAACGATAGCGATCACTTGTCATTTCTGCGGAGAAACTGACGCTGCATTTACAGAAGATTTTATTTAACATGAGAGAACAACTAAAAGCAGCCGTAGGCAAGCCACACCTGTCTTACTCGTCCCTGAAGTACGCACTCGGAGACATGAAGCTTTGGGAGATGTACATGCGGGGTCAGCTCAAGAAAGAGTCTGAAGCCCTGTTCTTCGGCAGCGTCTACGACATGTTGTTATTCGAACCAGAAAAAGCATATGAACAGTTCTACACCCTCGATGATACTAGCATTTGTGACACTATTGGCGGCCGTAGTCCTCGGAGTACGAAGCGGTACAAAGAGTGGAAGGCAGAGGAAGCTGAGAAGGCAGGAGGTAAAGACTTGGTATCTCAAGAGGAATGGAAAAAGGCGCATGAGATGATCCAACGCCTGAAGGATTGCGGTCTGTACGACAAGCGTTTTGCAGGTGGCAAGTATCAGGTAGAGTTCAACGTGGATCTCGATGGTGTTCCACTCAAGGGGTTCCTCGACTGCCTTCAAGAAGGTGACTTCATCGTGGACTCCAAGTCATCTCGTTCAGTAAGCAAGTTCCGCTACGACGTGCGTGGCTTCAGCTACGACATTCAAGCGTACATCTACACCAAGGTCTTTGGCATCAAGGATTTCTGGTGGGTCGTGCAAGAGAAGAACTATCCGTTCTATCCTGCCGACGTCAAGTGTTCAGAAGAAACCCTCTTCAATGGAGAGATGAAGTTTCATCAAGCGGTCGAGAACATCAACAACTGGCTCAATGGAAACAAAGAAACAGTGGCCCACTACGCCGAGTTCGTTGTCTGACCGAGACAAGATCATAGCCACGGTCTTGTATCTACTATGGCTCTTTTTTTAACCCTATAATTTTTTAAGTATGAGCGACAAGCAATACGACAGCGTACTCGTTGGGTACGCAGAGGAACCACGCTTCAACGAAGACGGTTCATTGAGAGACTGGTCAGTCCGTTTCAAGGACGCAGAACTCAAGGAGATGGTGGAGAAGTACGCCACCACACGCAACGAACAAGGCCAAGGGGGTAACCTCTACGTGACCATGTTCATGTCTAAGGGCGGTAAGGCATGCTGCCGAGTGTTCGACCCTAACAGCGCTGCTGCCAAGGAACGTCGTGCACAGAAGGAGGCCAAGGCCCCTGCCCAAGAATCAGATGCCCTGCCATTCTGATAAGGCACCCATCTATCACATGACCGCTCGTGTCGCCTTCAAGAAACGGAAGGTTGTACACGAGCGTGTTGTGTGGGTGGTATCCGTCTTTGAATCACCTCATGACATCCGCAAGTACGACTACAAGACGATGTCCCGACTGGAACAGGAGCTCTACGGGAAGAACGCCAAGTCGGAGAAGCACATCATGATCAGGGAGATTCTCACGAAGAAGTTTATCTCAAACTCAACACTTACTCTAGATGAACACAAGCAGCAAAATCAAGCAAAAGTGTAAGGAACTTGAGGACCTACTCCTCATGAAGAACTCAAAGTATGGAAACTCAGCGCTCGAACCGCTGAACGTTTTCTCAGAGGCGGGGGCGGTCGCAGGCATCAAGATGCGCATCGACGACAAGCTCAAGCGAATCAAGAATGCAGGTCTCGTTGACGCGACGGAGGATACGTTGCAAGACCTCGCTGGTTATCTCATCCTCCTCATGATTGCGAAGGACAATGAAAGTAACGATTTTCAAAAACGTATTCGACAAAACCAACCCCCACGTGATCCATCTAAGCAAGGCGCTGGAGAGGATCAAGAGTGGGCGGTCGAGTACACTAGTATCTGAGGTACGCGGCGGTAATAAAGACAAGAAGAAGGAGCTCCCTGTTGTATGTTTCAGCGGGGAGTTTTCGTCTCGTTCCGACGACGCTCTATTCGAGCACTCGGGTTTCATCGTATTGGACTTTGACCACGTAGATGTAGAAGCAACAAAGCAGTCTCTTGCTCACGACGACTTCATCCAATCGTGCTGGACCTCACCAAGCGGCGGGGGGGTCAAGGCTCTGGTGCGCATCACCAACCCAGAAAGACACAGGGATCACTTCCGATCTCTGGTCAAATACTTCGAACGCACCCACGGTCTAGAGCTGGATGAGTCTGGCATCAACGAGTCACGTGCCTGCTTCGAATCGTACGACCCCGACATCATCATCAAGGATGATTACAAAAGATTCGGTCACTTCACCACTGAGTTTGCTGAAGCACAGACACCGACTAACGAGGCGTACGACTTTACTGACTACATGAAGCTCAACTTGGCTTGCCGTATGATTCGGCAGGCTGAGGATGGAGAGAAACACCGCATGCTTGTGCGAGCCTCCCGTCTGTGTGGTGGATTCATCGCTGCAGGAAGGATGGAGGAGGAGGAAGTAGTCAGGGTTCTTCACCGAGAAATATGCAAGAGGGATGTAGAGTCTGAGTCTCACGCCCTCAACACGATCCTTGACGGGATCAACTTGGGTAAGAACATGCCCATCAGGGAACTCGTTGACGAAGAGAAGTCAGCCAAGCGCGAGCTTCTCATCAACGACGGGGACATGTCCTTCATCTCCTCAGACGACTCCGACTTCCGATGGATTGACGACTACTCACAGGGTAAGATTCAGTTGGGGCTCGGCACAGGTGATCCTAAGTTCGATGAGTTCTTCCGCTACAAGAAGGAGTTCCTCATTATCAACGGACACTCCAACGTAGGTAAGACCACTACAGCCCTGTACCTTATCGCAAACTCTGCCGTCCAGCATGGTTGGAAGTGGGTGATTTACTCCTCGGAGAACAGGACCGCATCCGTAAAGATGTCTCTGATGCAGTTCGCCATGGACAAGAAGGTGGCAGACATGACCTACTCCGAGAGGAAGGAGGCATACAGCTGGGTGCAGGAACACTTCACCGTGATCAACAACGAGCAGGTGTACAGCTACGCAGACATCATCCTGTTCATGGAGAAGGTGATGCGGCAGCAGGATATCGACGCAATCTTCATTGATCCGTACAACAGCCTCAAGCTGGACATGAAGGGAACCAACATCGGCGTCCACGACTACCACTACGAGGCAGCCTCAGAATTCCTGACGTTCAGCAAGGCCAACGACATTGCCGTGTGGCTCAACTGCCACTCAGGTACAGAGGCTCAGCGCCGCAAGGGACCCGACGGTTTGCCCGTTGCTCCATATGCGGAGGACACAGAGGGCGGTGGAAAGTTCGTAAACAGAGCAGATTGCTTCGTTACTATTCACCGAAAGGTTCAATCAGCCGACCCTAACATACGGAAAATGAGTGAGATACACGTCAGAAAGGTTCGTGAGGTAGAAACAGGCGGTGCGCCCACTCCATTGGAGGATCCGTACTGCTTAATCATGAATCTTTCCCACACTGGTTTCACAACGAGAATCGGTCAAAGGGCTCTCTTCCAACCGATTAACTTTTTGGAGCAGGCCCAAATGCCCATGAACATCAACTTCCTAGGTTGATTTTCAAAATTTCTCTTGGTAACTTCGTTCATATGAAGAAGAGGACGAAGACTCCTAAGAGGCGTACATCCAAAAAAAAACATTTAGGAAGGTACGCTAGCTCCTTAGAGAAGTATTGTGCTGATCAGCTGAAAGAATACGGGTTAGCTTTCGATTACGAGGAGCATACCTTCGAGCTGATGGAGAAGTTCCGCTTCCCCAACAAGTACTTTAAGATGACTGCAAAAGGTAAGGAGATGGCAGACCGATCTGGGTCTGTCGTTCTCCCTATCACATACAAGCCCGACTTTGTTGGAAGGGATCATGACTGGATCATCGAGACCAAGGGGTATCTACCGTCTCACCATGACTTCCCCATGAGGTGGAAGCTTTTTATGAGACACCTAGTGGGCAATAACGCGAAAACCATTATATTCCTCGCCAAGAATAGTTCTCAGGTGGATCGAGCCATTCAAGAGATACTAGAATCGATCAAGAATGGAGACATCTAGACTCAGCGCCTACTACCTGATTGCTTGCGACAGAGTCCACCAAGTGGTGGATGAATTGTACGAGACCCTTCATAACGAGAAAGGAGAACCGATTCAGATTTCTGAGGCGGTCATCGATATCGTGGCCAAAAGTCGGAAGGAGATTTATGAAGAATTGGATATGATCAAATCAATCGTCGCAGAATATGAAGCTTTACAAAGTAGAGGTAACAACGGAGATGATCCGAAAGGCTGAGGAGAAGTCCAAGCTGCACGGAGACATCAAGAACAGCATACGCCGAGGCGATGGAAACATGGCCGCTTACATAGGCGAAGAGATGGCACTGAAGTTTCTCAGTGACGTCAAGGAGAAGAACACCTACGATTACGACATGATTCGGTTCCCCAATACACCATGGGAGCACACGATCGATGTCAAGACCAAAGAGAGAGGGGTGAGCAAAGCAGGCAAGGCCTACGTCCCTAGGGGTCACTACTCCGTCCACGTAACAGAGGCATCACTGCACCAGAGGGTAGACACATACGTGTTCGCACAAGTGAACCGAGTCAAAGAAGGATATGAGGGGTGGATCCTAGGCTGGATGGATCGAGACGAATACCTCAAGAAAGCAGAGGTTGTGAAGGAGGGTCAGCCAGATGAGTATGGTAAGCCAGAAACAGCCGATGCTAGAAAAATGAAGATCTCAGAGATCATTCACTATTGATCTAGTTTTATTATCTTTATATCGTTACACGGGTTAGTTGTCTGTGGAACTTCGCAATCGTCGAGAGGGGACTTCGGTCCCCTTTCTTTTTATCCTCGAAGGCGATCGTTCTCCTTCTCAAGGAACTCCAGACGCACCTTGTATTCAGCGAGCTCTGTCATCACAG